GACAAAGGCGGTTCTGGTAACGGTGGTTATATTGCCTTCGATACAGATGGTGACGCCTCTGCAACTGGTCACTTTGTTGACATTAACGCACTAGGTCTCTTTGGTGCAGCGGCTACTGGCGCTAGCGATGAGCGTAAGCTTTTTGACTCGTCTGCTGCTGGTGCTGCCCGTGGTGAGCGTCTTTTCCGCGCTATTGGCGCAGGTATGAAAGACTACGAAGCTGACTTTATGTATCTTGTAACTTCACCAGAGCAAATGGCAGAAATGCGTGCTGCTAACCTCGTAGAAGATACAATGGTTACTGATGGCAACTTGAGCTTTAATACTATCTTTGGTGGTAAATTCCGCTTGATCCTTACACGCGCAAATCAAATGATTGCTGGTGCAGCCTCTAACGACTTGAACGCTCGTTCTACTAAGTGTTCTTTTGTTATTAATCCTGCAGCCGTAACTGCGGCCCCTGTAAGTGTTCCAACTCCTGTAGAAGTAGACCGTGATGCGGCTTCCTATACTGGTGGTGGTTCGACTAACATTTGGTATCGCTATGGCTTTATCATGCACCCTAACGGTTATGACTGGTCAGGTGCAACTAACGCATTTGCAACCAACACAACTCTCGGTGCTGCTGCGTCTTACACTCGTAAAGCCGCTGCATTGAACTTGGACATTTTGCCCATTTTCCACTCCTAATTAAATCTCGGAGGAACTAATGACACTAACTGTAAACACAAACAGCTATGTGAGTGTAGCTGATGCAGATACTTACTTTGAAACTCGTATTGATAGCGCCAACTGGACTGCTGCCTCTACTACTCTTAAAGAATCTGCGCTTGTGACAGCTACTTTTTTAGTAGATGATCACGCATGGATTGGTTCTGCTGTTAGTTCCTCTCAAGCTTTGGCATGGCCTCGTAATAACGCCGTCTATAACGATACAAGGCTAGGTCTTAACGTTACTATTGGTAACACTTTGATTCCTAGCCTAGTTAAAGACGCTGTTTACGAGCAAGCTCTTCACTTAGTAGATAATGAAGATGTTTTACAAGGTCAGGGGCAAACCTTTGAATCTATTTCTATTGGTTCTATTGCTCTTTCTGACTCTAACTCTTCGTCAAATATTCCTATAAAACCCTCTTTAGTATTAAAGAAAATTAGACCTTTGCTAAACAAAGCTTATGCTATGGGTACAGGCTCAAGTTGGTGGAGGGCTAACTAATGGGAATTTCTAAAGCTAAAATTAGAGGCGCAGTAACTAAAGCCTTTAGTGCAGCAGGAGAGTTAGTTTCTACAGCCAGTCTTTCTAACAAAGTTACTACCTCTTATAACTTTGCTAACGGAACTACTGGAACAACTAGCGCTACTACTTCTGTAAAAGTTATAATCACTAATAAAAGATTAGTTGAAGGAAGAGCAATTTATACTGCAATTTTAAGAACAACTGCGGATATAGATGCGTATGACACCTTAACTATTGATAGTGATGTTTATAATATTACTGATACAGAAGATAACGGATTTGTTATTACTGCTACTCTGACTAAGGAGGCATAATGACTTATGATAACGCTAGAAAAGCAATAGAATACATGTTCACTAAAGGTTATTGGACAGGACAAAATATTAACTTATACCCTGATAATTACCAAGGAACTATCGCTAATCATAACGAGTTTTTAAGAATAAATATTTTACCTTCTAATTCTTCTTCTAATTACGGTGGAAGTAAAAACCTTGAAGGTTTAGTTATAATTTCTATTTATGTTAAGGCTGGAGAAGGCCAAAAACGTATAATGCAGATTAGTGATATTTTAGATATTCTTTTGCAAAATAAAAATACATCCACTATTATTGGTGGAGAAATTATTAAAGGACCAGAGCTTGGTGCTTCTTATTTATCTATAGGAGGCTTAGATACAGCTAACAAGGCACTTTACAGTGCAAAATACACAATACCATTTCAATCTTATGGAGAATAAATAAATGGCTCATATTTCCGACCTTCGTGCAGGTATTTTTACTTACCTTGACATTTTTAAGGGTACTCAACCCACTGAAGCAGCTTCTGACACTGCCGCAGAGTGTGCTGCCCTTTTCGTATCACCCACTTCTGGCGATGTTGTTCGTCTTCCAAGTGTTCGCGAATTCCCTTCAATCGGTACACCTGCAAACATTGTTAACGTACCTGTTTATGGTCAAAAGACTTCTTCACAGGTTCAAGGTCAAGCAGATGCACCTAGCCTTGAAGTTACAGTTAACTATAATGCGGCTGACATGGATGCCTTCCACACTCTCGTTGGCTCTCCTGTTATCTTCCGCTTTATGATGTGCGCTGCCTCTACTACTGAAGTAGCAGCTCAAGCTTCTACTTTAGCAACAGCTAATACTGAATTTTACTTCCGTGGTAAAATTGAGGCTATTCTAGTTAACCCAAGTCTTACAGACGCTACTACTGCGACTATGACACTTTCAACACAATCTGATTTCTTTGGCCCTGCAACTATTGCAGCTAGCTAATAGAGATCACTTAAGAGGGGATCCTTCGGGGTCTCCTCTGACTTATCCCAGATAGAAAGTAAAGAAATATGGAAAAACCATTTAGTAAAAGTTTTGTTATGAGGACTACGTTTAGACATATGCGGCGTAGTG